AAATATTAGATAAGTGTGAGCGCGTGGGGGAGAGAATATTTAACATGGATTCACCCAGATATGTTTGGGATGTGATACGCAAAGAGGTTGGATGCGAGGATGCTAGGCTGCATGACATCAGACATTCGTATGCCTCGTGGTCATTAGAAAAAGTTAATCTATCTGAGGTTGGTAACTTGTTGGGCCATTCAGATGTTGCTACCACTCAAAGGTATGCACATATCCATAAAGAGAAGGCGATAGGCAACGCTAATGTTGTAAGCCAACACATTCATAGCATCGTAGCTAATAGATAGTTATAAGTTATTAATGTCTATGCGAACATTGTCCTCTTTAGCGGTGTGAATACCCAGTCTTAATAGGTACTCAGCAACGCTATGAGGATCTTTCTGTTCTGTGCGACAAAATTCTATAAACTCCGATACTAAAACACTTTCTATGTAGACAGGTTTTCTGCCATTCCTTTCTTGAAGGATTGGATCGTCAAAGTCTGCTAAATTCATATACATACCTCGTTACAAGTTTTCGTAATACTCTACCAATTTGTTTAAGTACCACTTGGCTTTTTCTAAGTCTTGGATGTTTGCATCCTTGTACTTATGCCTGTGTATGTACTTAATAATTGATCCTTCTAAGTAAGATGGAAACTGATCGCCTAATTGCTGCTTGATGTAGTCTATACACTCCAAGCCACCCTCATTGTAATGAGGCGGGTGATCCACCATATTATCTTTTGCATTGTCCCATTGTGTTGGGGTTGCATTATCTATACTCATATTTCATCTCCTAATTAATTAATACTTGATTATGATAGTGGACACGCGTATATTAGTCTATAGTTAAATCACAACAGGGAGAATAATGCATACTGAGAGAAAATTTATTGACACGAAAGAACTAGCTAAGAGGTGGGGCAGAAGCTCCAGGACTTTGGAAAATTGGCGCGGCAAACAAGTTGGGCCTACATACTACAAGATTGAAGGAAAGATCCTTTACGACATAGAAGATGTACAAAATTTTGAAACTGGTTCAAGAGTGTTATACAGTGGCTCACGCGATATTTAGTCCTTCATCATCTGACCGATGGTTTAACTGCCCGGCAAGTGCGTACCTAAATTATTCAGCAGAATATACAGTCAATATCGCAGCAGCTACCGGGACTTTGATACATGAAATGTGTGAGATGCTTCTTAAAGGTAGACTCAACAACATGACCTTGGAAGAGTATTGGCTCGGTAAAGTTGTAGACATTGAAGATTTCCAAATAGAAGTTACCGAAGACATGGTTAAGTGTGCTGAAACTTATGTTGAATACATTTATAAAAGAAAAGAAGATCTTAACGCTACCATGGTTATTGAAGAGAAAGTCTATATGGATGAAATATCTGATAAATGCTTTGGTACTGCTGACTGTATTCTTATAGCTGAAGATCGTATCTGCGTTATAGATTTAAAATCTGGTAAGTGGCCTGTTGAAGCTGTAAAAAATAAACAGCTTATGATTTATGGAACTGGTGCTTTCATTCGTTATGGCAATGAGAACCCAGACATCACCATGGAGCTGACCATAGTTCAGCCAAGAATTAAAAACCCCATTAGAACATTTGAAATTACTACGCCCAATCTATTGAGTTGGGCTATCACCAATTTGAAACGAGCAACTGATGCTTGTGACGAAGAAAACCCACAACGAGTCGCGGGAGACCATTGCAGATTTTGTGCTGCAAAGACGGATTGTGATACTTATAAACAAGTCTTTGGGAGATAAATATGACTGAAGAAAAGAAAGAACTAACCTTTACCTTTGATGAGGATGGTAAAGAATACAAGGTAGAAGAATTGTCTGAAGAGAACAAGATTCTATATAACAAAGTAACTCTGGTTAACCAGCAAAGACAAGAGGTTATCGGCAACGCTAACTTTGAAGTTGAGAAGTTAGAGATACTTGCAAAGCACTACAGCAATGCTTTGAAAGAAGCTGTTGAAGGTGAAGATACTAAAGTTGAGGTGGTTAAATGAGCATACTAGATAAAGTATTATCGAAAGCTAAAATGAAACCACCGATTATTTGCCTATATGGTAAAGGCGGTATTGGTAAAACTACATTTGCATCAACAATGAACAATCCAATCATTGTCCAGTGTGAAGATGGTATTGGTAAGATTGAGTGTCCACACACTGATGTCGCTAGGACTTATCTTGAATTTGAATCATATCTTTTAGCACTGCTAAATGACGAGCATGATTTTAAAACTGTGGTCGTGGACAGCTTAGACTGGTTAGAGAGATTGATTAATGACCATGTGTGTAAAGAAAATGGTTGGTCGGATATCCAAAGTCCTTCTTTCGGAAAAGGGTACGGAGCTTCACTTGTAGTCTTCAAGGATTACTTAGACATCCTAACCAGACTGCGTAATGAAAAAGGCATGACCATTTTGCAAATTGCTCACAACGAAGTTAAGCGTTATGAAGATCCATCTAACGATCCCCACGATAAACATCAAATAAAATTGTACAGAAAAAGTGCTGATTTGGTGGTTGAACACGCTGACTGTGTTTTCTTTGCCAACTATAAAACTGGTTCTGTGCAAAAGAAAAATGCCAAAGGCGGCATGACCACTCAGGTCTTGCAAGGCGATAGAAAAATTTACACTCAGGAAGCTCCTGGCTACCATGCCAAGAACAGATATGGCTTACCTAGTGAAATGGATTTTGATTGGCCTTCTATAAGGGAGGAGATGATCAAATGAGTAAATTGGGAGATGTAGAAGAGGGGAAGGTTATGCTTGGAGAGATTAGAGAGAAGCTGAACGCTTATATCGATAAAATTAATCCAGACGATAACTCTTTGCCTCTTGACGGATTGCATTGGTTTATCTCAATAGAGGCGGATTGTGAGGATTTAGTCGAACACTTGTCTGACTATAACTCTTATGACCCAGGTTAATTTAATAATAGGAAAAATGATATGACAGACTTAACACAATATAACAATGGCAACGCTTACGATGCCAATGAAACAGAAACTGGGGGCAGTAGCCTAGAACCCGGTAGATACACCATGCATTTTGCAGGGGATGAAATTATTAATGGTAAAAACAATTGGGTAGCACTCAAGATGTATTTTGAACTTGATGGCACTACCATCGTGATGAATACAACTTTTACTTTAGGATCAGACAATCCTAAAGCTGTAGAGATTGGTGATATATCACTTAAACTGCTGCTCAAGGCCATGGGTGTTACTTCTATGAAGAATACTGAAGAGCTATTAGGTAAAGCAGTTTCAGGACAGCTCGTCAGAGACCCTGACAATGAGCGTTACATGAAGATAGACCAGAACTATGGTAAGAATTGGCAACCAGTTGAGGCAGCCAAAGCACCGACTCCAGCACCTGCAGCTAAACCTGTAGAGAAAAATAAAGAAGAAGATCTTGGCGACGAGATTCCTTTTTAACCCATCAGTATCGAAACCCTCGCTGTGCGCTTATTGTGGCGCACCAGCGAAAGGTTTTATCTATGGCAGTAACGACAAATGGTTTGGAGCTTGTAGTATGGAACACGCAAATAAAGTGCGCGAGGGTGAGAGACTCAAGAATGTTGCACAGATGAGCGATGAAGGTTTAGACTATGCAATCAAACAAAGTAAACAAACCTACTTAGAGATAGCCAAGGACACAGGTTCTTATGTTATGCACGAATGGGGTAGAGAAAAGAGAGAGTTGCTTTTTGGAAAAGCAATAAGGGAATACCTGAATTGGGCCAATGAACAAGCCGAGACAGGAAAACTAGAGAGAACAATCAGAGATGGATCTAACTAAATTTTATGGAGAGAAAGGATTAGTCATAGATAAGAATTTTACTTTTGCCGTTCAAGGCAACAGTACAGACGATCTAATGCGAGAGATGAACAACCAAGGTTTGGTTGTCAATCACCTAGACACCGCAGGTGTCGTAACCAGAGTCCCCGTTCGTGGGATACCTGGCGTTAAACCAGACTTAGGGAATCAACGCTCGGGCTGGTATGTATGCAACGAATTATCTGGTAATTACTTTGCCACCTACGGCAACTGGCGTACCGGGGAACAACACAAGTGGTCTAGTATTAATACCAATGAGCTGACACCCATTGATCGCAAGGCATTACAAAAACAAATGGATGAAGCTGTTAAGCGGGCCAATGAAGCGAAGCAAATTAGGCACAACGAAGTAGCTGTAGAAGTTCAAGAAAGGTATAAGAAATGTCAGCCAGTGATATCGCATGAATATCTAAAAAGTAAAAATGTTAAAAGTTATGGGTTGAAACAAATGAGCGAAAGTTTGATTGTTCCAGTTTATTCTCCATCAACAGGAGAGTTGCGCAGTTTACAGTACATAGACAAGAAAGGACAGAAACGCTTTGTGAGCGCGAGTGAAATTAAAGGCAATATTTTTTTAATTGGTTGTGAACATAACACCCTCGCCACACAAGAACAGTTGGTTGTGGTAGAGGGCTACTCCACCGCAGCGACAGTTTTCGAATCTACGAATATACCGACAGTTTGCGTATTTTCAGCGAACTTTACGCTGGAGGCTGTGAGTAATATTAGGAAGATTTCTCAAGCTCGTTTATACCTAGCCTTAGACAACGATGAGAATGGCGTGGGCGAGAGAAAAGCCAAAGAGGTAGCATCTGCTATTCCCAATACTTTTGTACGCATACCGAGTGCGAGAGGTGATTATAACGATATGGCCCAAGAACATGGGTTAGACCGGGTTAAATACGAAATACTTAATCTGGGTTTAGGCATCACGCAGCACACTATTCGTGCCATGGTAAAAGAACCGCCACCAAAAGAATGGTTGGTGGAAAATTTATTAGAGAAATCAAAACCTGCATTACTGGCATCCATTGGGGGCGTGGGTAAATCTATGATGGCGTTAGATCTTGCAATTAAGATTAGCCAGGGGCAAGGCAATTGGTTCGATCATGCAATTACTAAAGGTGGTAACGCTGTTATTATCAGCGCAGAGGATGACTTGGTAGAGATACACAGACGAATCGGTGCGTTAGATCCACAGAACAAACGCTTTGATGCACCCTACGATGTCTACACTTACACGATACCAGATCAACCCAAACCATTAACATTAATAAACGATACATCGGCTGGTATGGGCCTAACAGAACAAGCGCAGGAGCTGTTAGCAGAACTAGCAACCATACCAAACCTAGAGTTGGTAGTAATAGACCCCATACAAGCAGTCTGTGGTTCTGCAAAGATCAGCAGCGACAATGAAGCCGGGCAGATGTATGGTCAGTTAGCTGCTTCGATATCCAGTAAGTTTAAGACTACCTGTTTAAGTATTCACCACATGAGCAAAGGCGCGTTAGCAACAGACGATGACCCTATGAGCGTTAGATCAAAAATACGGGGCGCAAGTTCATTGGTCGATAGTCACAGGTGTGTACTAGCTCTGTGGTTGGGCGAGGAAGAAGAAGCAGAACGCATTTGTCTGGACAACGAAGTGGAGTTCGACAGATTAAGAGTAGTCAAGGGCGCGGTGGTGAAATCAAACAGCAGTGAGGTTGATACCAAGACCAAGACCTTGTTTAGAAGGAACGCGGTGTTAGAGCCGTATAAAGAAACATTTAACTTTGGAGAGTTTTAATGAGTATAGAAATATTACAAGGCGATTGCATAGAGTCGTTAAAAAAACTAGAAGATCAATCTATTAACACCTGTATAACCAGTCCTCCTTATTGGGGATTGCGTGATTATGGTGTTGATGGTCAACTCGGATTAGAGGAAACAGCAGAAGAATTTATTGATGGTATGGTCAATGTTTTTGCAGAAGTCAAACGAGTGTTGCGAGATGATGGAACGCTTTGGCTTAACATGGGTGATAGCTACGCAATGAGCAGTATAAGAGGTAAAGACTCTAAGTTTTCTGGTCATTTGGGAGCTATGAAGCATTGGGGTAAAGAAGGTTCAATACAGTTAGGTAAAAGAAACTTACCTTTTAATTTAAAACCAAAAAATCTTATTGGTATGCCGTGGAGATTAGCCCTAGCTTTACAGGCTGATGGTTGGTATTTACGCCAGGATATTATTTGGCATAAGCCTAACCCAATGCCAGAGAGTGTAAGAGATAGATGCACTAAATCCCATGAGTATATTTTTTTATTAAGCAAGAAAGCTAAATACTATTACGACCATGAGGCTATTAAAGAGGATGCCAAGTATCCACAAGGGTCTAACTCACCACAAAGTATTAAAAAAGGACAAGGTCAGTTTGGTATGGATACAAGAGGCGGTCTACATAAAATTGGTGCTAATCCTAAAAAGAATAAGAGATCTGTTTGGAAAGTATCAACCAAGCCATTTAAAGGCGCACACTTTGCCACCTTTCCAAAAGATTTAATTGAGCCATGCGTATTAGCTGGTTGTCCAGAGGGCGGTACAGTTTTAGATCCATTCGGTGGCAGTGGTACAACAGGTATTGTTGCAGCAAATCATAATAGAAATACAGTTCTATTGGAGCTGAACCAAGAATACATAGATTTAGCTAAAGAAAGAATTAACAAGGAGGTCGATAATGATTAATTACCCATGCGGATGGTTTGATGAAGAACAATTACCAATACACCAGGAGGTGCAAAATGCCGATGAAGTATAAGAAAAGCCAAAAGACCAGAGATAAAAATACAGGTAAAACAGTTACCGAGCATTTTTATGTCAAGCAGTTGATGAACAGCCAGTTAAAAGATTTGCTGGTATCAGCTTCAACCAAGCCAAAAGTAAAACTTAAAATTCTCAATGAGATTGTTAGGCGCAAACTAAATGGGATTGATACGAGGATAAACCAATGAGTGGTAAAGGCGATAAACCCCGGGACTTGATATACACCCAAGAGTATCGAGATAACTTCGATAAGATCTTTGGCAAAAAGAAGAAACCAACAAACAAGGAGAAAAAAGATGGCCCTAAAGATACTGGCAAGTGACAAAGAAAAGCAGCTCTTAATTGATGCGTTAGCCGACAAAGGCAAACCCTTAGTTGAGAAAGAAAAGAAACAGAAACTTACCAAAGAAGAGCAACGAACCATGGCATCAATTGCTAATTTAATATCACAAATTGCCTTTGGTAACGATAAATGACAAATCCATACAAAATTGACGGCCCAGCGTTAATTAGTTTTAGTGGTGGCAGAACATCTGGTTTTATGTTGTGGAACATCATTAAAGCCCATGGGGGTCAATTGCCACCTGATGTTTATGTGGTGTTTGCTAATACCGGGAAAGAAGCACCAGAGACCTTAGATTTTATTAGGGATGTTTCTGAGAAATGGGGTGTGCATATCAATTGGTTGGAGCTGTCCATACATGAAGAACGACCTATATGGAGAACGAAGCAAGTTACTTATGAAACAGCATCAAGAAATGGTGAGCCATTCGATATGTTGATTAAAAAGAAACCTTTTTTACCAAACCCAGTTACTAGGTTTTGCACCTCTGAATTAAAGATCAATGTAATGAAACGCATGATGCAGCTTATGGGTTACAAAGAATGGTTCAATGTCGTTGGTTTAAGATACGACGAGCCAAGAAGGGTGGCTAATATCAGAAACCAAACAGGCAACAAATGGACAAGCATAACCCCTATGGCTGATGCGAAACATACCATTGATGATGTTATTGAATTTTGGGATAAACAAAACTTTGATCTTAATCTCAATGCTTATGGTGGCAAAGCACCCGCAGGTAATTGTGATTTGTGTTTCTTAAAGGGCATGAACACTACCATCAAGATATTAAAAGAAAGGCCAGAAATGGCGGATTGGTGGATAGCCAAGGAGAAAGAAGTGGGTGCTACATTTAGAAAAGATAGACCGAGTTACATAGAATTATTGGATATTAGTAAACAGCCAGAAGAACCACAATTGTTTGATGATGATGACCAAATGACTTGTTTTTGCCACGATTAAAAAAGGAGAAAATAATGGATAAATTAGAAAAAATAACCAAAGAATTAGATTGGATTCAAAGATTAAATGACCTGATAAATGAAAGGTTAGAAGATTGTAAAAAACAATTTGAACAAATAGAAAAGGATACAAAACAATAAGTAACTATGGTAAAAATGTCACACAACCATAGTAAATATGTCCCAAACTATAGTAAAAATGGGACACAACTATAGTCAAACTTACTATAATATCCATAACATAACATATGTTATAGGTGGTGAAATGCTTTGCAGCATTTACACCCCCAAAGAGAGAGAGTATGAGAAGAAAAAACGAACACGATAAATACTGGTGGCTAGTGCCAACCGAAGTTGAGAATGAGCGCGAGAGTGGACTCGTTCCACTCTCACTCGCGCGGTCAAGCAAAGACTTCTCGAAGCTGCGTAATCTGGTTTGGAAGTGGTATCGCTGGGAGGTAGCAAGTCGAACTGATCTGAGCGCGAGTGCGAAACTATTTGGCTGGTCACTGGTTGAGCGTTGGCGATATGAGACCTTTAGCTCACACGATGCTTTGAACTACTATACGCAAATGGTGGGGTTGAATAGAAAAACCTGTGGGCGGGCGTTGCAGGAGTTGAGCGATAAGAACTTGGTGTGGATCGTATTAGAGGATGAAAAGAAGCGATTAAAGAAAAGCCAGGCGCGAGGGCGGAAACATTTTCTGTTGGTGGGCCTAGGTCACTATTTGGGGGAAGGAGAGTAGCAACCTATTCAATGGCCCGTGATTTATGCGATAACTTTTCCGTTGGTTAAGACTTTACCCATCTTTTTTCCATTGTAGGATATTAAAAGCCAATTGCCCTCGCTGTCTTGCTTCGAGTGTTTTCTGCTTGGGTATTCTAAATCCCTTGTTAAACCATAGACACTTCTCATGTGTCCGATGTATTTGTATTCCGCTATTTCGTAAGTCATTACATATTCTCCCAATAATTAGCGACCAGCCATAGCGTTAAGATTATGACTAGCCAGATTAAAAAACCAATACCGAATATTTGTCCTATGATCTCAATCATGTCCAGAACCCATGCAGTCGGTACAATGTTCGCCATCTGGTAAAGATCCTACGCCTTTACAGTTAGGGCATAAACCCATGTATCCCATGTAGCAGCTAATCCAATTTTTTATCTTGCTCATGTGTATGATTCTTGGACAACTACATCGTTCTTGCGCTTGTCCTCGTAGGTTTTAACAATCTTTCCGCATGGATAGGTTAGCAACCAATAATCCTTGCTAAAATCACCGCTCATGCTTGGAGTGTTATCCATTTTAGTCTTTAGTAACATCCTTGCTTCATCAATCATTTCTTTATGCTGTGTCATAGTTTTACCCTCTTTTGTTTTTCAATGTCGAAATATGATTTGTGAATGTCTGAAATTTGTCCAGTATTTCCTGCAACCTTCCAGATTTCAATGATTTGTTCACCTGTTGAGTTGTCAAGATAGACAGTTACATTTCCCATTTCTATGTAGGCTGAAACATTCGATTTCTTTTGTATGTCAAATAGGCTCATTTTATCCTCTTGTTTTTGTAGCTTGTTAATATAGATTTGTTTTTGTTAATAATATCCTGGAACTGTTTAGCACTGATTCCAAGCTCGGTTAATACATCAAGGGCCTTGGGATTAATCAAGGCATTGAAGTGTGGGTGTGTAAAGATCTTATTGATCGACTCGTGTTCTTGTCGATTGATCTTTGGTTTTCTAAAGTTGTAGTGAGTAACTGACATTTCATATCTCCTTTTTGTTTTTCTTGTGTAGTTTATAAAGATCCTTTTGTCGTTGGATATCTTCTTGCATATCTTCCCAAATCTCGTTCTTAACTTCTTGCTTAACATCAGCATCAAGTTTGGTAATGATCTCAAAGTCAGATTTGTTTGGTGTCCACCATTGGTGATTCACTGATTTGTATGCAGGTGATACTTCACCTTGGGTTTTCCATTGCCACTGAATAACACCATGTTCGGTTTTACTATATAGATACATTACGCTACCTCTACTTCTACTTCTGAGCGATCTTCTAAATGTTGCCATTCAAACTCATTCTCACAAGCCTTGTCTTCTGCATCTTCCAGGTTATCAGCTTCAACATAAACTTCTTCTCTGATAATGGTTGTTCTAATAACTCTAAACTCTGTTAATGTGTCCGCGCTCATTACAACGCCCAAGATATAAGAGTTAACAGAGAGACACAAAAGAATATTATTATTAAGTTCTCAGTCATCTCACGAGCTACATCAGTCCATGGTTTTGGTTGTTGTGGTTTATGCAGTTTGTTTGCAAAGTCTTTCATTTATCTCTCCTATAAAATGAGTTGGTTATACCACGAAAGCCGAGCATAAGACTCGGCTAGTGGATTGTGAAAAGACTTAGTTTTTTATTGTCTTTATTGGTGAGTAGTATTCTCCACTCTTAGGGTTAGCAGATCTAATTGCTCTCTGTTTTTTATAATCTGCCATTCTTTTAGATTCTTGTTTTAAATGCTTCTTAAGATCACCAATATCTTTCTTAAATGCATTAGGGTTATTCTTTAGTATTTCTTCTAGCTTTCTCATTCTATCTCTCCTTTTAAATGGTAGCTTTTCTTGGCTACATAAGAATTATAGCAAATAGAACGCACAATGCAACTCTTTTCTACACTCTAACCTAATTAAGTCTGTCACAATCTATAGGGGAATGTTGCGACATCGAGTAGAATTTTCGTATGGAGAAGAAAGATTATAGTTACTTAATCGGTAAAGCTGGTCGTAAAAAGATTAAATTTAACGATGAAGACTTTGAAAACATTGAGAGGTGGGCTGGTAATGGTTTGTCTGAAAAACAAATTGCAGAGCTGTTGAACACATCAACTTCCACAATCTCACGCAGAAAAAGAGAATTGGCACAATTTGATAAAGCCTTAAAGAGAGGAAGAGCTAAATCAATTGCTGCGGTGACAAACGCACTTTACACTTCAGCTCTCGATGGGAATACTACGGCCCAGATATTCTTCCTGAAAAACAGAGATAGCGGATCTTGGATGGACAAAGCCGAGGTCAATCACAACTTAAATCTTGCTGAAGTCCTGGACTCTGCTAAGAATCGTGTGATCGAGGGCAGAGTCGTAGAAGATCAGATAGATTCAAAGCGTGTCCTTTCAGAGGACTCGCTGCCAACTAAAAATACGGGCTAGGCGTGGGAACTCTCTCATCTCCCCTACTGTATCCATGCCACGACTGGGAAGCCCGGCAAAATCAACTCTCCGATTTTGTAACCCCCCCAGTCACTTTTGTAGCGGGGGCTATAAATTTAGAACACTTGCACTAAAATTTTTTAATTTTTTTTTATGAAGTACGAACCAAAACAAGAAAAGCAGTTAATGACCGAACTATGGTCAATGAACATCAAAGATGATCCATTAAACTTTGTTAAGTTCGTCTTCCCATGGGGACAAAAAGACACCCCCCTCGAACATTTTGAAGGGCCTCGCAAGTGGCAGGAAAAAATTTTACGAGATATTACAAACCACATACAAAGAAACGACAGCTTAGACTTACCAGAGATGTTTAGACTGGCTGTGGCATCTGGTCGTGGTATTGGTAAATCAGCATTAGTGGCTTGGTTAATCATTTGGATGCTATCCACAAGACTAGGCGCAACCATTATTGTTACCGCCAACACCGAACAGCAGCTTAGATCAAGAACATGGGCTGAACTTGGTAAATGGCTCACGCTCTCAATTAATTCTCATTGGTTTATGAAAACTGCTACCACGATTAAACCTGCTGGTTGGTTTCAAGAAGCACTAGAGCGAGATCTTAAAATTGATACCGGGTACTATTACGCTCAAGCGCAGTTATGGTCAGAAGAAAACCCAGATGCTTTTGCTGGTATCCACAGCTCCTACGGAGTGTGTTTAATCATGGATGAGGCATCAGGTATACCCTCGCCCATTTACTCGGTTTCTGAAGGTTTCTTCTCTGAGCCTACCAAAGATCGCTATTGGTTTACTTTCTCCAACCCGCGCAGAAACACTGGCCCGTTTTATGACTCCTTCCACAGCAAACGCTCATTTTGGAAGTCGCTCCAAGTAGACTCCCGCACAGTCGAAGGCACTGACCAAAAACTATTTCAAACCATGATTGAACAATATGGCGAGAACTCCACAGTCTCACGCGTGGAAGTCATGGGCGAGTTTCCTCAATCTGACGATGACACTGTTATGTCAATGGAACTTGTCCGCGCTGCAGTAGATCGTGAGGTTAGTCTCACCGCCTCCGCGCCCATAGTCTGGGGTTTAGATGTTGCCCGCTTCGGTGGCGATAATTCTGCTCTGTGTGTGCGCCAGGGTAATACTGTTTTAGAGATTAAAACTTTTTCATCCATGGACTTGATGCAGTTGTGCGGTGTGATTAAAAATCGCTACGATGATGCGACTGTCATGGAACAACCGCAAGAGATCTTAGTGGATGTGATTGGTATTGGCGCGGGCGTGGTGGACAGACTAAGAGAACAGAATTTACCTGTGCGTGGCGTGAATGTTTCTGAGTCTCCAAGCAGCAGAAAGAACTATTTGAACTTACGCGCTGAGTTATGGTTTGCGATAAAAGAATGGTTGGCGCAGCGTGATTGCCGACTTCCTAATGATGATGAGCTTGTAGCGGAATTGGCTGCGCCGTTATACAAATATACTTCGACTGGAAAAATAAAGATAGAGTCAAAAGACGAAATGAAGAAAAGAGGAATCAAATCCCCGGACAAAGCAGATGCACTTGCATTAACCATGGCAAGTTCTGCCGCAAGTTTTAGTGGAAGCGAGAGTGTTTTCGGTTATAATTTCAAAAAACCTTTAAAATCTCGAATCATTCGAGTGGGATAGTTTTACATGGCTAAAGATTACGAAAAAGAAATGGAAGATATGCTTGAAAAAGAAGAAGAGCTGTCTGATGAAATAGAAATAGAAGTAAAAGATGAAACCGACATGGAGCATCTGGCTGGCGTTATTAAATCTGAGATGGATGATGCCAAAGATTTTATTCATCAAGTTGGCGCAGAACGAGCAGAATCTACTGAGTATTACCTGGGTGAACAACCACAAGCACAATCCAGTATGCAATCTGAATTTGTTTCTACCGATGTTAGAGACAGCGTGTTGTTTATGCTTCCGTCTATCATGCGTACATTCTTTGGTACTAAAAAGATTGTTGAATTTGTGCCTCATGGCCCAGAAGATATCCCTGTTGCCGAGCAACAAACTAATTATATTAATTACATTATTCAAGAAAAAAACCCTGGCTTCCAAGTTTTATACGATGCGTTTAAAGATGCTTTGGTTAGAAAAACTGGTTTTGTTAAAGTCTTTTGGGATGATTCTATTGCTGCATCGACCAGCGAATACACAAACTTAGATCCACAATCCTATCAAGCTCTCACGCTTGACCCAAATGTAGAGATCGTTCAAGAAACTGTCACCATGGAAAGCATCACACAAGTTGATCCTATGACTGGTGAAGAAATTACACAAGAGATTCCAGCTACATACGATATAACCATTCGCAGAATTAAAGCCAAAGATCAGGTGTGCATTGAATCAATACCACCAGAAGAAGTGTTAATCTCACGCAACGCTAGAAATTTAGAAACAGCATCTTATGTGGCTCACCGCATGATTAAGTCTGTCTCTGATTTGGTTGCTATGGGATATGACCAAGAAGAAGTAGAGCAATACGCAACCCAAAGTTCAAGTGCGGTTGACCCTGAAGCCTTTGAAGAGGTAGAGGCAAGAAACCCATTTGACAACATGGTATACCCGGACAGAAATGATACTGGTGCGAAAGAAGTTCTCTATGTCGAACATTATTTATTTTATGACTTTGATGGCGATGGCATCGATGAAAGAATTAGAGTTTGTACAGCAGGTGAAGGCGTTAATGTGTTGAATGTTGAGCAGTGGGATGATTTGCCTATTGCCATGTTCTGCCCTGACCCTGAACCACACACCGCAATTGGCTCATGCCCTGCGGATTACTTAAAACCAATTCAAGCTGCTAAATCTCAAATTATGCGTGACACCCTTGATTCCTTAGGTCACTCAATCTTTCCTCGTATGGCTGTTGTTGAAGGTCAAGTCAATATTGACGATGTACTCAATACTGATATTGGACAACCAATTCGAGTTCGCGCCCCTGGTATGGTTCAACCCTTTACAGTACCCTTCGCTGGTAAAGAGGCTTTTCCTGTTCTCGGATACCTAGATGAAGCAAAAGAGAATAGGACTGGTGTGTCAAAAGCCTCTGCTGGCTTAAATGCAGATGCTTTGCAATCAAGCACCAGCTCTGCTGTGTCCGCCACTATGTCAGGAGCGCAAGGCCGAATAGAAATGATTTGCAGACACTTCGCTGAAGGCGGACTCAAGCAATTATTTAAAACTACCAACAACCTAATCATCAAGCACCAAAACGCTCAAGATGTCTTTAGACTTGAGGGTAAGTTTATTCCTGTTGATCCTAGATACTGGGAATCAGACAAAGACATGGTTGTGAATGTAGCTATTTCTAAATCTTCTGATGAAGAGAAATTTGGTATCCTCTCGCAACTTGCAGGTAAGCAAGAACAAATTATGCAAACCATGGGGCCTCAAAATCCATTGGTATCTTTACAGCAATACTCCAACACGCTCACGCGCATGATTGAACTTGCCGGGTTTAAAGATGCCAACGCATTTATTAATACTCAAGTACCGCCTATGCCACCCACACCGCCAGAGCAACAGAAGTCTGATCCTGCGGAAATGTTGGCACAAGCCGAAGCTATGAAGGCACAAAACTTAGGGCAGAAAGCTATCATTGATGCTGAGACTGATCGCATGAAAATAATCATGGATGATGATAGACAACGCGATCTTGAAGAAGCTCAGATTAGACTTAAAGCTGCTGAACTTTCAGCCAAGTATGGTGCGCAAGTAAACATCGCAGAGATTAACGCTATTATGGAAAGAGATCGTGAAAACATTAGGCAAACTGCAAAAGATCAAGCTCAAGGACTATTTACTAACAATGGCAATCAAACTCTATAACTTAGAAGTGTTGGTTGACGATTTAGTTTATGTAGGCTCTGAGATTAGAGCTAAAAGCCAAGAAGAAGCAATTAAAATACTTGGTATTATCTCTGGTGGTGAAGTCACCGAAGATTCAGAAATACTAAGCTGTGAGGAAAAAACTTTACACTAATGGCATTAACCCCAGAAACACAAAGAGCTTTAATGGATATGCTCAAGGTTAAACAACCTGAGTCTATTGCTGCGCCTATATCACCTTATGAAGCCATACAAATGGATAAAGGTTTGTTAAGCACAGATCCAGTTATATCTAAATTACAAAAAGTTGGTCGTGGCGTTCAAAGTTTATTAAAGCCTGAAACCCCGGTTGATTATTTGATGTCTGGATTAGGCCCAGCAAAAGCAGTACAAGCAATAAATAAGGGTAAGAAGATTTATCACGGAACAAATGTTAAATACAAAGACTTTGATTTAGATAAATCTGCTGATGGAACAATGTGGTTTTCTGATAACAAAGATATGGTTAAGAAAGGATATGATGGAGCTTCTGGAAATAAATATGTAATGGAAAGAACCATTGATGAAAAAGCATTAAAGTTAGCTGATTGGGATATGGCAGACAAATATATGAATCAACAGTTAATTGATATGGGATATGATGGAATCAAATATGTTGATTCTGGAGCAAAAGATATTGTTTATCAAATCTTTAATCCAGCAAAGTTAAAATAACCATGGCAATTACATACAGAGGAGAAAAGTTTAGCGGTTTTAACAAGCCTAAAAAAACATCTGGTCACAAAACAAAATCACACGCAGTTCTAGCAAAAGTTGGAGAAACCATTAAACTAATACGCTTTGGTCAACAAGGTGTTAGCGGTGCTGGTAAAAATCCAATGACTGCAAAAGATAAAGCTAGAAAAAAATCCTTTAAAGCAAGACACGCTAAAAATATTGCTAGAGGTAGGTTGTCACCCGCTTACTGGGCTGATAAAGTTAAATGGTAAGGAGATAAATTATGTCAAAACAAGGACTGTACGCAAACATTCAAGCTAAACGCAAAAGAATAAAAGCTGGCTCAAATGAAAAAATGAGAAAGCCAGGAACTAAAGGTGCGCCAAAAACAAGTGCATTTAAACAAGCAGCTAAGACTGCAAAAAAGAGGAAGTAACCATGCCAAGCGGAAAAGGAACATACGGATCTAAGGTCGGAAGACCTAACAAAAAGCCAGTAAAAAAGCCTAAGAAAAAACCTGTTAAAAACATTAGGTATTAACAATGAAAGGTGTCAAACATTACAAGAGAGATGGTACTGAGCATAAAGGGTCTAGTCATAAAATGCCTGACGGAACTCTTCACACAAACAAGTCTCACACTTCAACAAGTGTAAAGCTGTTTCACAAAAAAGATCTATCTAAAAAAGCACAAGCAAAAATAGGGAAGTAAAATTGACTAATAGAATTCTATGCCTAGGGTTACTTAGTTTAATTCTAGTGGCCTCAACTAAGCCAACAATAGAAGTATCACCAGACTTAACTTTTTCTCAGCTACAAAAATACCATGCCTGTAAGGATATGTTGTTTAAACCTTATCCTATGAAAGTTAACCCAAAAGAGTGGAACAACTGCATGGCTGGATGAAGACAAGCAGTGCAAAAGCCAAGGGTCGCAAACTCCAACAATGGGTGGTTACTAAACTTGTTGACTTGCTTGGTTTTGACCCTGAAGACTTAGAATCAAGACCTATGGGATCTTCTGGTGAAGATGTCATTATGGGTGTTCAATCCCGCAAACAATTCCCTTACTCTATTGAGTGCAAAAACCAAGAAGCAGTTAATGTGTGGAAGGCTATGGAGCAATGCCAAACAAACTGTAAAGATTATGAGCCTTTGGTTATAATAAAGAGAAATAAAAGCAAACCACTAGCATTAGTGGATGCTGAGTATTTTATTAAATTACATAACAAAGAAAATGATTGATAAACTTATAAAGCCTGTAAGCGATATTTTAGACAAGTTCGTTGCTGACAAGGATCTTAAATTAAAACTATCTCACGAATTAGAAAAAGAAATTGTTTCTTTAAACAGAGCGCAGATAGAACTTAATAAAGTTGAAGCATCCCATGAAAGTATTTTTGTTGCAGGATGGAGACCTTTTATTGGTTGGGCTTGCGGAATAGCTTTGGTGTATCATTTTTTATTAGAGCCTATTATCCAGTACATATTAATTATTTCGGGAGCTGATTTTAAAACACCAGAGTTTGATTTTAGCCAACTCTCAACTATTGTTATGGCTATGCTTGGTATGAGCAGTTTAAGAACTTACGAAAAAACCAAAAAATAAAATGAACAATTGGAAGAACTTTAGGTTAGACGAGTTTAATTGCAAACATTGTGGTGAAAATAGGATTGAACATGAACTTATAGATAAGTTACAATTGCTTAGAGAGGACTTAGGTTTTCCATTTATTGTTTCTTCTGGTTATAGATGTTCAGAACATCCAATAGAAAAAAAGAAAAGTAAACCAGGCACTCACAATTTAGGAATTGCAGTCGATATAGCCTGTAGTCACAAACAAGCATTACAAATAGTGTCCGCAGCCGAAGGTTATGGATTCACAGGATTAGGAGTTAATCAAAAAGGCAATGGAAGATTCATACACCTCGATATCGGCAAGGCTACACATGATCATCCAAGGCCTCATATCTGGAGCTATTAATTTCTAATGGAACTTTCATTCTATGTAGTTTGGAATATCTTTGTAACTCTGGTCATCGCACCACTCTTTTATTCCATACGCAAAAATGAGAATGAAGCAAAAAGAATTGATATCTTAATGAATAAAACAAGAGAAGAAATAGCTAGAGACTATGTAACCCGCTCGGCACACAATGTTGAATATTCAAGATTAATGGATAAAATAGATAAACTTGATGCTAAAATAGATAAACTAATCACAAATTAAAAATATGGCAATAGGAATACCAGGTGAAACAGTTAGAGCAGGTGGCGGTCAAGTCGCAACTGGTCAACAATACGCACAACAGATAGCTGGCGGTATGCCAATGTCGCAAGTCATTGCACCAGGTGTTAGTTATTCTCCAGAACAACCAGGTGGTTATACACAAGCAGATTTAAATATGATTTCAACAGGAACAGCTCCTGTTATGCCTATAGCACCTACAACTGGTGAGGTTGCAACCATACCAAATCAAATGCCTTATGCCCCTCCAGGCACAACAATTGCTGATTTAATTCCTAACGACTTGATTCAAAATTACTTACAATTTATACCGAACCTTGGATTGCCATCAGATATTCCATTTCAAGACATAGCAGCAGATACAAGTTTTGCACCAGAGCTTAGTCAAGATGGTAATTTCTTTGTTCCGTCTAAATTTGATTTAGATGTTGAAGCTATTTTAGAAGGAGTTGATCCTGAGAAACTAGCAGAAATAGATTTAAGCAATATAGATTTACCAGATAGCAGGGGAAGACCTGGTATAGATTATTTCCCAGAGCCAAGAGATCCATTTATTGTTAGTGATTTTTTTGATTTACCTGGTCAAGCAGAAGTTCCATCTTTATTAGCTGAACCAACTCCTGCTCCAGTAGTAGCACCAGTTATGCCTCAAGCACCTGTGTATCAAGCACCAGCACCTACACCCGCGCCAATTGTGCAGCAAGCACCAGTAATGCCTAGCTTTCCAATTCAACAACCAATGAACTTTACTGGATTGCCAAACATTCCAGTGCCACCAACGGCTCAAGTATATATACCACCTCCTCCACCAG